ATATAGACATAGATTATGAATCTCCGAAAACATTTAAAAAGATAATCACGTTTAACGCTGTCAAAGACGTCTTGATGTGCTTTTGGGATCCAGCTGCTAATCATCCGAACAAGACTGACGGCAGCTACTCCGGCTTTGTGTTTACCATGGCAGAGGAGGAGTTCTTGCGCCGCTGGCCGGACGCTGACCCTTCACAAGCTAAATCACCGCCTAGCTCCATGGAGTCAAACCTCAATTACAATCAAGATGATAATATCTGCTACGTGATTAAAAAATGGTACAAAGAGTATTTTAATCAAACAATCTATTTGACTGAAGATGGTCAAGAATATACCAAAGATGAGTACAAAGAGTACGCTAAGCAGCAGAAAATGTACCGACGAAAGCTGCTTAAGTTTCGCCACGTGATGACGTCGCAGGAATATGAACACATTATTGAGCGTACCGAAGTATCTCCCATTGCTGATAAGCGCACGTCTACAGACTTTAAGATTAAATGTGCGTTGCTCACTAACACTGAAGAGCTAGAAGTTAACGATTTCCCAGGCAAAAAGCTGCCGTTAATATACGTTGAAGGCTTCAGCTCTTACGTTAATGGCCGTCAAGTTACACACCCATTTGCTCAGGCTGCTGTTGATTCACAACGTTTAATGAACTATGCCGCCTCATCACTGGCTGAGGGGCTGATGAAGTCACGCAAGGAGCAGTGGTTAGTTACGCCAAAAATGATTGAAGGGCAAGAGCAGCTTTGGAGCGACACTACAAACATACAGGGCGCATTGCAATACAACCCTGACGCAGCGGCTCATGGCGCGGGCGGCATGCCGGTTCCTGCTCAAGTTGCAACACCAATCAACCCTCAGTTTCAGCAAATCTACCAACAAACACAGCAGGACGTACGCACAACTACTGGCCGCTACTTAGAAAATGCCGGTCAATCATCTGGCCGTGAGTCGACTGAAACAACTCTTGCTAAGCAGGCCAGCGGCAATCTAACCGTAGGCGTGTACCCCGACAATCTAATGGATGCAATAGCTGAAGGTGGCCGTGTATGGGCTGGTATCGCGCCTGAAATCTACGACACAGACCGCGAACTAATCTTAATGGGCGAAGGCGGTCAAACACGCCATGAGCGTGTTAACTATAAATCTGATGTTCCTAAACATAATTCCTTTACAAATGAAGATGAATACGATAGCATTAATAATATAACCGTTGGTGAATATGACGTACAGGTTTATGCAGGTCAAAGCTTTGCAGCTCAGAACGCAATAAATCTGCAACAAATGAACCAAATGTTTGAAGCGGCTCAATCGCCTGTGTTTAGCCTGTTCGCCGATATCTATATGAAGTCATTGAACACGCCGAATAAGAACGAAATGGCTAAGCGCGCGAAGATGATGATGGTGCCACCGCAAATTGTTGCGATGGACGAGGGCAAGCCGCCACCGCCGCCGCCACCGCCAAGCACGCAAGAAAAGATTGAAATGGCAGGCTTAGCGGTAAAAGCTGAGCAGATAAAAGCGGATGCAACTAAGGCAGAAGCCACTAAGATTGGTGCGCTGAGCGAAGCATTCCAGAAGATTTTAGAAGTTAAGGCGACTCAATCTAGCAGTAATGCAGAAGAGATTAAGGCCGTATCGGATGCCGTGATTGCCATTACTAATGCTGGCTCAACTAGCACTAAAGCAATGACGGAAACGGTATCCGGCGTCTTAAAAGTAGAAAGTGAATTATTGAAACGTGAAAACGAATCAATGCGAACGGGTAAAGACAGCTAGCGTGCGGCATAAGCACGAATTTTGCAGCGTAAGCAATTAAAAACGAGGTGTTAAAGATTATGGGTGATGAAGATATAGATGTTAATGCAGTCATGGCAGAGTACGCGGCAGAACAAAAAGCTGCTGAGGAAGCCCTGAAGATAGATGAAGCGAAAGACGAGGCAACGGAAGAAGCAGACACGACGCAGTCGGCTGATGAAACTGTTGAGAAGTCCAGCGAGGATGAATTATCGGAAAGTGAAAAACTCTTAGAGAGTATAGCGGCTGCCGGGGAGGAGGTTGAGACTCAGGAAACTGATTCTAAATCTGACACGTTGCCAGCCAACGTACAGAAGAAGATTGACAGAGAAGTTGCACAGCGAAAACAGCTCCAAGAGCAAGTCGCGCAGTATCAATCAAAGATTGAGCAAATGGCAGCATCAATGCAACCTAAGCAAGATATGCAAGAAGAATTTGAAGTGCCGCAAACCATGGCGGAATTTAAACAGCTTATTGCTAAAACACTTGCAGAAGAGTCTAGCGCAGTCGAATTACAGAAGAAAAGAGCAGCAGAAATCGCAGAAGAGAAGGCATTTGCAGAAAGTGTTATTCAAATCGACGAGGTGGGCGCGAAACTGTTTGAAGACTACGACGAGAAGATAACGCCCGCTGTAAATGCTGGAAGAATAACACCGGCAATGATACGTGAGATAGCAAGATTAGAGCCAAAATCGGGAGCTAAAGCCGCTTATTACTTATCAAGCAACCCTGACCTTGCGAAAAGCATTGCGCAGATGCCCGTTATTGACCAGATACGCGAAGTCGCAGCCATTAACGCCAGATTATCAGTAAAAGCCCAAACTAAAAAGGTCTCAAGCGCGCCAAAACCCACCGAATCTAAAGGTGGCACCACGGTTGGCTTGAATAAATCAACTGGCAAAGCGGGCGAAAACGAAAGCATGACGCAATTTAATGAGCGCATGTTCCGGGAGTATGGCCTGCCTTTGTAATTTAATACTGAGTGCAAAATGGCTAACGCAATTCTAACGAATGATATTGTTTTAAAGTTAACGTTAAAGAATCTGATAAATACGCTGGGTACTGTTAAAGTGGCCAACCGTCAATATGAGAAAAAGTTTATTAAAGGGGTTGGCTCTACGATTCGTATTGCAAACCCAGTGCAATTTGTGGGTCAACAAACTTCAACGATTGTCAACTATGAAGATATCGTGGAAACGCAAACTGATTTTAGCATCAACCGTACCGCCCTTGTGGGTATTACGCTAGACCAGATCGAGTTATCTCGTGAAGTGATTGACTTCAACGCATCCTATGCAAAACCTATCGCTATTCGCTTAGCTAACTTTTGCAACCAGGGCGTTATGACTGAAGCTGACCTTGGTTTTAACAGCGCCGTTGGTAGCTTGACCCCAATCTCTGGCTATAATCCTGTGGATAACCTCAAAGTCCGCTTAGAGGAAATGTCCATCGACTGGGAAGATATGTATTGCGGTATGTCTCCTAAAGCAATGGGTGGTGTACGCCAAGGCCAAACCAACCTATTCACACCAAGCTTAAACGATAGAATTGTTATGCGTGGAACCATTGGCGAGTATGACGGTTTTAGTATGTACACAGACCAGTCCATTAAGACTCACACCACTGGTAGTATGGCGGGCACGCCTTTAGTTGCTGGTGCTGGTCAATCTGGTACTGTTATCAATCTTGATGGCTTTACAGCAAACGCGGCTAACGTTCTACGGGCTGGCGATATTATCAGCTTTGCTGGCGTCTTTGCAGTTAACCCTGACACTAAAGAGCCTTACGAATATTTGCAGCAATTTAATGTGCAAGCAAACGTAACGGCAAGTGGTACTGGTACTGCGGCCGTAACAATTGCGCCCGCTATTGACCTGACCAGCCCTTACCAGAACGTAAGCGCATTGCCAGCTGATAACGCTGTTGTAACTAACTACAACGTATCGGTTAATGGTACTGCGGTGACCTATAAGAAGAACTTGGGCTTTACGAAAACAGGCTTAGCATTTGCCGCTCCGCCTCGTGTGCGTAACCCTGGTGCTTATTATTCACAAAACATGAATGATGACAAGACTGGTATTAATATGTGTTTAAACATAGACTATACAACCGCAACCAATACTAACCGGTATCGATTTGACGTTGTGTACGGCGCGAAAGCTTACGCTAATTACGGCGCAATCTTAACAAGCCCTTATTAATCTAAAAATCTCAGTTGGCTAAATAAAAAAGCCAATTGAGCATTTCAGGAGAAAGAACATGCATTGGATTTATCACAAGACATTAGCGGCCAAGATTGTAGATGCCGTTGAATTGGTGGCGCATCTGGCACAGGGTTGGGTTGACTCGCCAGCAAAAGTTAATGACGAACCTGAACAGGTAGAGCCGGTGAAGAAAGAAAAAGCTACCAAGGAATAAAGACATGCTGGCAAGTGAGTTAATCTTATCAAGCTACCAACTTGCTGGCATCATTGACCCAGGTGAGCAAGTCGACGGCTATTATTTACAGACAGGCTTAAACGCCCTCAATTTATTTATCGCGGACTGGTCTCAGTCTTCGCGCTGGATTACTTTTTTAAAAGAGATACGCGTACCACTCATTAGCGGAAAGCATAGCTACACCTTAAGCAAGCTGCCTGGTGCGGATGTTGACGGCCAGCCGCTTGAAAGCATAGTCAACGCTTACGTTATGCAAGCAAACGTAAAATCTCCAATTAAGTGGGTTAATACTAGTCAAGATATCATCAATAACTATGATAATGTATCGGGACTACCAGGGCAAGTTTACACGCTGCAGAAAGAATTTGAGACGGAAATGCGGTTTTATCCCACTCCCTCAATGACGCTTGAGGCTGTCTTAATTGCTAAGCAACGATACGCAGAGCTGGGCGCATTTGAAAGCATCGTGGAGATAGCTGAAAGGGCGCGTAAGGCATTTTTATATCAATTAGCCCGTGACTTACAAACATGCCAGTTAAGGGTGACTTTCTGGGCGGTAGCTTTACGTATGGTACGTATGGCAACCAAGGCGGCTGGGGTACAACCTAATGCCAGTTAAAAGCATCCCCGTCGCCGGAAGCTCAAACCAACAAACCACATACGCATCAAGCAATTCTTTTTCTATTAATTGGTACAATAGATACAATGAAGCAACCGAAAAAGAATACTTGAATCCAACTAGCGGTACGGAAATTGCCCTATTCCTTGATACAGGCGACATTAATAGCGTAGGTCGCGCTAGTTTCGAGGTGGGCGGCAAACAATACCAAGTGGTTGGCGACACCTTTTTTGAGATTGATGTTAACGATGTTGTTACTACGATTGGCACGCTTAATACGGCTACCGGTTATGTTGGAGTTGCATATAATAACGCTGAAATTCTGCTAGTTGACGGCTCCAATGGCTGGGTTTATACCATTGCTACGGGTAATTTTGACGTTATTGATAATAGCGTTTCTCCTGCGCTAGGATTCCCCGACAATCCATCAGACTGCACCTTTATTAAAGGTTTTTTTGTGGTTGCTAAGCGAGATTCGGACGAATTTTATTCATCTGCTATTGATGAGGCGAAAAGTTGGGATCCCGAAAATTTTGCCAAAGCAAATTCAACCGGCGACCTGATTGTATCGGTTAGAACCTTAAAGAACCGCCTATGGGTCATGTCCACCTATTCGCAAAGTATCTGGCTGGTTCAGAATCAAAACGGCTTCCCATTCTCTCAAGACGAAACCATTCAAGTTGACTTTGGTGTTTTTAACGCTAAAAGTACATGCACGAATAATAATGTTATGTTTATGGTATCTAAGAC